AAATAAGTTCAACTGTTTATTATTCTGGTCCAACTGGAGTTGGTTCTCCTTCCTCCTGGATTGGATCAACAGGAATTGCTCAACCTTTAACTGGAGGATCTCAAGATGGATGGAGAAATTTTAAACAAGTTGGGGTTACAGGAACAGCAACACATGTTCAATTGTATCAATATAATACTTATTTTGGAGTAAGTCTTCCATATACATCTAATCCATCACCAACAATTTTGAAGAAAGATTTGTCTTCTGTATGGGCTGTTGTAACAACTAAAAATAGAATTAATGTACAAGGAACTATTTTTTTTAACATCTATACTTATGACATAACAAATCCACCAACTGCTCCAGATGATTATACAAATAGATTTGATTATTCAATTGCATTATACCCAACTATGTATGGAGGTCCAGTAACAACCCAACAATCATTAGCAGGAGGATTTAGGTATTTAATCTGTGCTGTTGATTCACCAAAAACAACGCAACAAACATTAGTAAATAGATCTGTTACATTATTGCTAAATGAATTAGTAAGTGGGAGAACATACGTAATTGCTACTTTAGGAACAGGAGTAAATTGGGTTGCTATGGGGGCAGCAGTAGCAGTAATTGGTTGTGTATTTGTATATAATGGAGTTGCAGCAACCGGAACTTTAGGAGTAGCAACAGAAGAAGTTTCAACTGCAAGTCTAATTGGAAACTTACAAACTCCACAGCAAACTACATTCTTAAGAGATCCTTATGACATTTATACGGACATTCCACATGTTCCATTTAATTCTGTAACTGGTGCTTCAAAAAATCCTCAACCAGCAGACATTTCTAATGTAGCAGTAAGTAAAATTGTTATTGGATCAACATCTAGTCTTTTAAGTTGTCCTACATTAGATTGGACAGTTGAAGCTTGTGGTTATTCATCAATAGTAGCAGGAGTTAGTAAGAAGTTTATTTTGAAATATAATTAGTAAATGGTACAATTCTATGAAGCAACTGACAACAAGCATAAATATGTAGCTGTATTTGATGATGGAGATCAAGTAGCATTTGGAGCTTTTGGGTATGAAGACTATACGCAAACAGGTGACAAAAAACAAAAACGAGCATATTTAGCAAGACATAAGAAACGAGAAGATTGGAATGATCCTAAAACTCCAGGTGCATTAAGTAGATGGATTCTGTGGAATAAGCCTACTCTCAAAGAATCAATAAAACATTATGTTAAAAAATTTAGTATGGACTTAGAATAAATGGATTCTACAACCTCATCAGCACTTGCCATTGGTTCACTAATAGTTTCACTAGGAGGAGGTATTCTTGCTATAATCAATCATAGAAGAATTAGATCTAATTGTTGCGGAACAAAGGCAGAAGTTTCCTTAGACATAGAATCTACCATACCTGAAGAAAAAAGAAAAGAATCGGAGAAATAATTTAGTTTACTAGAATAAATGAATCTTCCGTATATTGTATTTCTACAAGAACATCTTCATTATTTAATTTCTAGAATGGTTGTTCTAGAAGGTGAACAGCAAAGAGAAATGTTTGAACAGATTAAACGTGTACGTAATCTACTAAATGTACAAGAAGAAATTAATAATAAATATATGGTAGAATTATAAATGGCTAAAAAAAGATGCAAAAGATGTGGACTTCTTATTGGTGGTGTACATGCTAGTCAAGATGCATTTAATAAATGGGTAGATCAGAAATGGGATGGAGTTCTACAACAGCCACAAAATAAACGTAGAGAGAAGTTTCTTCAATTATTTCGTGTTGAGTTTCCCTCTACCTTTAAACCAAGACTTCATATTGTTGGAAGTAATAAGACTGATGAACTTAGAATTGTACAATCTAAGGGAGAATACCCGAATAATAAAGAAGGTGAATGGAGTTTAAAAATTCATAGAACTGATTTCAATAATCTAAATAGTTCAGAATCATTCTTAAAAAATCTTCCGGAAATAACTTTTAGTCAATTAACCAAACGAGGAGTTTCAACACCAGAAGCACCATAGTAATATTTACTACAACTTGTAGTGACTCTTTTCGAACTTGCATAGTTTCAATAGGATCAAATGTTGACATTTTCTTTTATAGTATATACTAAAAATCTTCATCAAACTTGATTTTCATTTGTTCTGCTAGAATTCCAACACCAGGCTTGGAATATTCTGAAACTTTCTTTTCAAAGAAGTTGGTCTTACCTTCTAAGGAAATCAGATCCATAAAATCAAAAGGATTCTGTACATTCCATAACTTTTTAATACCTAGTTGAACACATAACCTATTTGCAACAAATTGTATGTAGGTTGTCATGTCATGGGCATTCATTCCAAGTAAGGAACAAGGTAATGATTCTGTAATAAATTCAGTTTCAATTTCTACAGCTTCACGAATAATTTGTTCAATTTCAAGAGGATTAATTGCTTCCAAGGTATTATATAAATTAACTGCAAATAAGGTATGAAGACCTTCATCTCTAGAAATGAGTTCATTTGAAAAGGTTAGACCGGGCATTAGTCCTCGTTTCTTTAACCAATAAATAGCACAGAAAGCTCCTGAGAAAAAGATTCCTTCAACACAAGAAAATGCAACTAATCGTTTAGAAAATGATTCAGCAGAAGTAATCCATTTCAAAGCCCAATCAGCCTTTTTGCGTATACAAGGTATAGTATCCAAAGCTGACAATAATTTATTCTTCTCTTCGAAATTCTTGACATATGTATCTATAAGTAAAGAATAGGTTTCATTATGGATTGATTCCATAGCATTTTGAAATGAATAGAATATTTTGACACTTGGAGATTCAACTTCGGATTGAAATCTTAGAACTAGATTCTCTTGAACTATACCATCAGATCCTGCAAAAAAAGCTAGAATCATTTTAATGAAATATTGTTCAGCTTCATTTAACTTTTCCCAATCATTCTGATCTCTTGAAAAATCAATTTCTTCAACTGTCCAAAATGAACCTACGGCTTGCTTGTACATCTTAAATGCCCATTCATCACAAGCTTGTATAGGAAATAACGTATAACGCTGAGAGATGCTCATTTATTTATTGCCCTATTATAATTTGAGAAATGACCCATAAGGAGAATGTATTAAAACGCTATGGACTTCCCGAAGGTTCTTATTCAAAAGAAGACCTTGCTAAGATCACAAAGGTTCCATTGAAAATTATTAAGGAAGTTTTTAATAGAGGTATTGGTGCATATAAAACTAATCCAGAATCTGTAAGGAAAAAGGGAACCTTTAAGAAAGGTCCTGCACCTATGAGTCAAAAACTTTCTAAAGAACAATGGGCTATGGCAAGAGTATATTCATTTTTAGATGGAAATCCTAAGCATGATGATGATTTACGAGAGAAAATATGTGAAAAATGCGGACTTTTGAAGTAAATACATGAAACTACATGATTTTTATGGTAAAAAAATTAATTTTTTTACTGGAATTTTTCATATATTTCATGTAAAAACTAATGGGGCAGGTGGTAGCACCATGATTCTAAGACTAAAAAGCCTTCAAAATCAGAAATAAGCCCAATTAATTTTTGTTTTAATTCTATTTTTAGTTAAATTTAAATTACATGTATGCACCCATGCTAGAACGAGCACCACCCATGACACGAGAACTGACTTTACCCATAGAAGGCATACGGCCAGCACCTACAGGGCGTTGAAGTTCAGCAGAAGGAGCCTGGGCAGGTGCACTGAGAATGTCTTGTTCAGTTAGAACTCCCTTAATGATGCGGCTAGAACCCTTAATGGTTTCAAAGAAGCCACTAGAAATGGGAACCGTGTAGATGTTAGGAGTTACTGCGGCACCAGTAAAGTTCTGCACTTTAAGATTGAACTGAAGGGTAAAGTTACCTACTAGGCCGGAGGCTTGTCCACTAGAAAGGGGGAAATCTACACCAGGCTTTAGGACTAGGGGACCACCTACAAGGCCACGAACACCACCTTGAGTAGCAAGTCCAGCTGCAGCTCCAGAAAGAGGAAGAGCAGCAAAACCAGACCATTCAGACCAGTCCATGTCTACACCATTGCGTAGAGACATCTGGTATAGTTGTTCCTGGGTCATCGTGGAAAGGAGACCTGAAAAGTTGTCGAAGTTCATTGAGATGCTAGTAATAGGTAGAGACCAATCGCCATTGGTAGAATCAGTATATGAAGCAGGCTTTACATAGATTACTAGGAGATCAGGAATATTAGGAAGAGTAATAGTTTGAGATTGAAGGTCAGTTCCAGCTGTATTTAGAGAAGTAGAAGCAATAATAGGAGTTCCAGGAGTAGCAATGTAACGAGGGAATTCCATGTAGGGAACAATGCTCTTAGGAGGAAGAGGAACATCTAGGGAAGGAGTTAAGAATTGCACACTTAGAGTAGGCTTGGTTACCCACATACCAGCAAAGGCACCATTACCCCAAGCTACACTAGTTAGAGCTACAGAGCCACGAACATTTGAAAGAAGAGCACCAGATGCAGTTAAAACTTGGGGAAGAGTAGTAGTATTAGAAACACGAACTGCACGAGCAGGAGAAGCTACAAGATTCATTTGAACCTGGAAATTTTGAACACCAAAAAGACCAGTAGACATTTCGTATTGATCAGAAAAGATGAAAGGAGGTAGAAGAAGCTTTTCTACAGAGTTCCAGCATACATATAGAGTTACTGCACGAGTAACACCAGTAGCAAGATCTTGTCTTAGAGTAGGTTGGCCATATACAAAAGTTACTTCTCCTACAACTTGAGCAGCATTCGTTACATCTACAGGAGTAGCACCAGTAGCATCCGTGGCATAATAAAAGCCATTAAAGCCTCCATTAGGCACATCATCAGATGCCGTAGTTTGAGCCCAACTTTGAAGAGGAGAGTTAGGAACTGCACTAGAATCAGGGTATTTGGCATAACGATCAAGCATCGTAGGGCAAGTGCGTTGACGACGAGCATCACGCATGTCTGAAAGACGAAGAACTTGGGGAAGAACATCCTGGGTGTTTACAGTTACAGTCGCATCGTTAATCGTGGCAGACATTTGAGAAGTAGATTGGTGAAGGGGAAATGCAGCAGGTGCTACAAGGCCTTGAAGAGAAGTTCCAGCATTAATTTCAGAATCAGGAAGAGTTCCAGCCGTTACAGCTAGAACTACAGTTGCTACTTGAGTTCCATTCCATTCTACAGCACGATCTACAAATACGTTTTCGGAAGGAACCTGGACGTTGAACTGGCAAGAGCTAACATCTGCAGTTTGAGCTTGGAAGGACACATTTGATACAGAAAGGGCACCCTTCTCGACTGCATACTTCGGACGAGTTTGAATAATACGGGGGTCAAAAACAGAAAATTTTTCGACTTCAGTTGCCATTTTTATTATAAAGAAACTAAATTATTTTCAAAACTTACGCCGATCTTATACAGCTGATTTTCTTCTTGAAAAGGAGTCGGAACGACACTGAACCTTGGTTGGGAAGACGCAGAGGAATCAAGGCATTAGTCAAACGATTACGCCAGTAAATATTGACGTCGATTTCAGAAATTCCATCGTGGGAAGGATCTAAAGAAGAATATTTAGGAACTAGAGGCTCGTACAAGACCCAACCTTTCCAGATGTCTGCAGACAAGGCATTAATAGGAGTTTCAATAAGAACTTTCTGGAATGAACCTGAGCTTGAACGTTGATCTCCAACGTTTGCACTTCCTAGATCAATAGGATTTGCCATTTGTTCATTTCTTACTGGAATCTTAGTTGTAGCCAAAACAAATGAAGCACAAGGTGACCAAAGAGTTCCAATAGAAGTAAAATCTTGAGGTAGTCGAACAAAAATTCCAGTAGCAATAGGTGTATAATCAAAGGGATTAGCTAGTTGGAAAATTGAGGTCTTAGGTTGAGTTCTCAGAGAAATACCAACTTGAGTATTGTCATCAGGAATACTAGAATCTAATAAATTTCTAGGTAGACCCATGTCAATAACGATTTCAGGAAGAATTGCTGCAGTTAAATTCCAAGGCTGATTTACGCTATAATAGATTGAACAGAAATTGGTCAGAAGATTCTCTAGATTTGAATTCATTCCTACAAAAGAATATTCACCAGCTAAATAAGTAGCAGTAGGAGCATAACTTATACTATAAGGTGCACTTAAAGCAACTCCTACAGGAGCCATACATGTCTTAGAATCTTGATTAATACTAAAAAGTTCAGTTGTTTGATCATATTCAAACCAAGGACATTGAGTTCCAATTGATGGGTATGCAGTTTTTACAGTTTGCCATGCAGTTCTCAGAGCAGTATTTACAATTGAAATCCAATGAGTATAACTATAGCAATAATAATAATCAGATTCTAATTGAACTGGACTTAGTGGTGGTCGCTCAGTAAATTTAGCATTGTTTTCTGTTACCCAAACTAATGGTTCAGTTTGAACTACATAAGAATCATCTGCAGTTCCAGTATATACACCAAAACTTACTGTGTACACAGTTGTATTAATGTCTGTAGCAGGATCAGCAATAATTGGAATAAATACGGGTAGATTCTTAGTTGCTCCATTAAATGAAAAGTTTTCAACTGAAACTTCATAATTAGAAGAATCTGCAATTAAAGGAGTCTGTCTTGCATCCAAAAATCTAATTTCCGGATTGTCTGATTGAATGTCTACATCAGTAGAATTATTAATAATAGTTCCATTGTAATACACTCGATCAGGTGTGGCCTGCTTTCCTTCAATCTTAACACTACTGAAAGACATTTGTTAATTAACAGGGTTTTTTTATTTCAACTACTTACCTATAAGATTGTATGTAAAAGCAGAAACAAAATTGTCGGGTTCTAGACCAGTAGATTCTACTAGCTTAATGTATTCAGGTAACATTAAGTGTTTGAAGTACAATCTAGTTGTACAATGTCGTCCGCAAGTATTCATATTCATCTTGTCTTTTTGAAATGGGTATGCATTTGATTTAATTTCATATGGACTCTCTTCTAAAAGTTTAGTTAATTTTTTAGTTGATTGACCAAATTCTTTTAGTTTTTTTGGTGACAACCATTTTGATTCTCCATCTGGTCTATAATTTCCATATGGATCAAAATATTCAATTATATTAGAATCTCTATATTTTAATAAACATACCCAATGACCTGTATTATGATCCTCAGTTAAGTAAAGAAGCATTAATCTTCCCTTTGGATCTAAGACATCATCTATTTTATTTGCATTTAGTAATTCTGGGTATGGTACAATCTTTAATGTCGGAATCATTTTCTGAATGTCTGTTTCACTTAGCGAATATGATTCTATTTCTGGCATTTTGTTTTTTAATGCTTCTGCTTGCTGTATTGCTCTTTGCAATTCAACTGGCTTACGAGAAAAAGGAATACCTTTTAATTGTGTTCGGTACCCTTGTTTTTTACCTAGCTTATACGGAACAATTAATAAATCCATTTATTTAAAGCCTATATTAAATTGCCTATTTTTAATAAGCAATTTAATAGTTTGTTGAAGTTTAGAATCTATTTAATACTTTCGGGGTCTTCCACGTCTTTTCTTACCTAGACCAGCAATTGTTCCTTCTTGAACTGGTTGATTAAATTGTAATCCAGAATTTTCAATATTAGATAGACCTAAGGCATTACCAGGACCAGGACGAAGAACAGGAACACTAGGAGGACCTTCTTCAGCTACTGCTTCATCCCACATACCAGGAGCACCTTCTTCAGCTGCAAATGGAACAATTTCTGGAGCAGGACCACGATTAAATTGTCCTTGAAATTCTTGAGGAGGAGCACCTCTGAATGTTCTACCCATTTGAACAGGTTGTACATCTTGAACTGCCATTTGACGTTCAGGACCAGAAACTACAGGATTGTATGCAGCTGCTTGACTTCCTAATAAACGAGCACTTAATGAACTCATTACTTGGTCACGAGAAGATTGAGAATCATAAATAGTTCTAGCAATTTCCTTTACTACTTGGTCACAAAGTTGAAATGTTTTGTAAATTTGATCAACTAATCTTAGACGCTCTTCATTAGGTGTGAAAGTAAATCCACGAGTTTGACCTTGTGCGTCACCAATATAAGGACGAATTGATTCAATAAGTTTGCCAAGATTTCTAGAATAATCAGCTAATTGACTAGGTGTAATTACTGAACCAATCTTTAAAAATGCTAGAAGAAGTTTATTAGCTGAATCTGCAGTTGCAGAAGTATATGATCCGGCACCTAAGGCAGTAAATAAAGAAGAGAAAATAGTGTCTAATTCCAGGTAAGGAGAAGTAGCAATTGGTGTATAAGGTTTTGCAGGACCACCAGAAGAAAGAGCACCATATTCTTCAATACGTTCTTTGAGACGCTTTTGTAACCATTCTTGACCTTCCTTAGTAGTAATTACACCACCACGAAGACCACCAGAAGTTACATATTCCATAGGAGAACCTTCAAAAACTCCATTAGGAACTGCAGAACGAGAGGCTGGTAAATCTTTACGTTGAGAACGAGCAGTAACATTTAGACGACCTTCCATACCTAATTTAGCTCTTTGAGTATTACGAACTCTGTCCATAGCAACTTGACGATCATGTGCAGCAAAGGGACTTTCAGTACCCATAACACCATTAAATGGTCTTAAAACTGGTTCAGGAATTGTTCCACGATGATTCATGTGGTATGCATGATCCGGAAAAATCCATGGTAGCATAGGAGTTGTTTGATACGTCGGCATTTGTTTTATTCATAGACTTTATTATTATTCATTCTACGTTCTTTCATATATTCTCTATGGTATTGTCGACGTTTCTGTTTTTGTTCTTCAGTTTCTTCTTGACGACGTTTGTCTCTCCATTCTTTACGATTTTCTAAATGTTTTTCTCGATTATTTTGCTTCCAAAGTTTATGTGCTTCATAATCTTTTTTCTTACGTTCTTCTTTTGTAGAATATGCAGGTCGTGAATTCAAGCATAAAGGATCATCTAAATTTATACAATTAGTTTCTTCTTGTAAAACATTAGATTTAACTTCTTTGATCAATTCAATTTTTACGTTGTCCCATCCTAATGAAAGTATATGTTTATAAACTTTCATTGCAGGTCTTTGTTTTGCCATATAAGTATGTTGTGCTAATCTATTAATTAATAGTGCTTTAGTACTTCCAACATACCAGTGTCCATCAGAGCAAACTATTTTATAAATTTTATTCATTATAATATTATGTTAAAGAACATTTAAATCTATGCGCGGTACAAATTATTCTCCTTTACATATTTAGAAGCTTGGGGAAGTGAAAGACCCTGTTCACGCATTACCTTCTTTACAATTTCACCACGTGCAGAAGGTTTGCGTTTGCGTCCACCTACACCTGAAGGCTGAGAACCACGACTAGAAGATGTAGTTGATTTAAAAACTGTACGACCACCACTCATTCCTCTAAGCTCTTTTTCTATTTGCTTTGCCATTTCTTTTTCATCTTCACTTAATTTTTTACCAGTCCTAAAACTATTGAGTTTTCCTAAAAGTTGTCTTTTTCTGGCTTCATTACTAGCAGAAGGACCCATTACTTCTTGCATAGGTTCATATTTCATAGGGCCAAGTCCAGGAAGTCCACTTAAATCTACACCAAATCCACCACGTTTTCTACGGCCACCAACTACAGGAGGTTTACCAACACCAGGACCACCTACAGGACCACCAATACCCATTCCAGGTCCTCCAACCATACTCATACCCTGTTGCGGTTCTCCATAATCACCAGAATAACCCATTTGTTTTTGTTGTCCAAATCCAGGAACTTGACTAAAATCAAAACCAAATCCACCACGACGTCTAGGAGGTTCAACATCTTGGCGGTAAGCTCGATCTCGTACTGCTCCACCATGGTATTCCTCAGAATCAGAGCATTCGCATTTTGCACTACGAGATTTACCACGACCTAATCCTACAAGAGCTAGAATAGGTTTAATCTTGTCTAGAATTTCTTTGCCAATAGGTTGTAGAGGACGAAGCTTTAACATTTGAAGTAGGAATTTACCATACTTGGTAATGAAATCAATATAAGACTTTATTTTAGTATATGACTTTTGTAGAAAATCAACTGCCTGTTTAAATCTTTCAGCTGCAGTTGCTCCACCACGCATACCTCCTACTCCTACAGAACCTAATGCATCCTTAATTTGATCAGCAAATTCTTTAATCTTTCTTAGAGTTGCTAAATATGGTTTTAGAGATTTAATTAAAGGAAGAAAGGCTTTAGCAATTTCTCTGTCTTTTGCAGTAATTGAAGGATCAGCATCATTGTCAATAATTTCATCTTGAATAGCTTCTTCGATTTCAGGTAGTTTTTTGTCAACAAGTAATCCAAAATTTAGAACTTTTTCACCCCATTCAATAGCTTTTTCTACAATGTCAGGAATTTCAATACCTAAGAATGAACGTCCGCCACACATAGCACCACCATTATATAATTCCATACCTAGCTTTTTAGCAAGTCGTTTTGCTTTTGCAAGAGTCATTGCTCCACCAGTTGATGTCATTTGTGTTTCTGCAGGCATTTTTTCTACTTGACCAGCACGAGCGGGGGCTGTAGATTCTGCCCAATTGTCAAATCCATCACGCATAAATTGGACTCCTTGACTAGTTCCACGTTCAGCCATCTTAGCACGAATATAACCAGATTGATCTCCAGTCGACATTTGGTATATAAGGGAGAATTAATTTGGCGACAATTAACAAATGTTCAGTAAGCCCATTTCAGATTGTGGATGTGGTGGAGGAACAAATTGCATAACAAAGCATAAGAAACAATTTCGTGCATGGGTTGCTAAAGAATTGAAACGTTTAGATTGTGGATGTGGATGTAAAGGAAAAAAGAAATTTGAAGAAAAATATGGTCCATTAGTCGGTGGAAAATTAAAAGATTGTCCTCCAGGATGGAGAAATGATGGCCTGACATGTGTGGAAAATTGTCGTCCAGATGAATTTGATGATGGCTTAACATGCAGAAAGAAATGTGAACCCGGATTCATTGATGATGGATTAACATGCAGAAAACCAATTACATCTTCAATTGATCCATGTCCTGATGGTTCACAAGATGTTGCTGGAACATGTTGGGGTGATGTTCGTCAAGATTGTATTGATGATTGTTTTAAACATCCTGCTCCTGGATGTAGAACATATGAATGTGGTAGATTAAAGGGTGCATTTGGTGAAGATTGGGGTCCTAAATTATGTACTGATTGTAATTTACGATGTGGACAAACATGTTGGGGTGTTAAAGGAATTACAAGACAATTGCATGAACGTAATTTACGACTTTCTGGTGGTGAAGTTGTTCTACAAGCTATTCGTGGCAAAAGAATTGAAGGTCGTGTTGATTGGGAAGCAACAATTGCTGAAATTCAAAGTGGATTACAAGATGTATTTAGTGCAGATTCTGGATTAGCAAAATTATTTGATCCAGAAAAGAATGGTGTTGCTGCTGCACTAAGAAAATTTGGTGATGATACAAAGGGAGCATTTGAAGAAATTGGACGTAAAACCAAGGATGCCTTTGACAAGATGGGTGCTGATGCCAAGGCTGCATTTGAAAAGTTTGCTAGAGATGCAGAAGGTAATTTGACAAATTTGCTTGGTAAAGAATTTATGGACAAAATGAAGGATCCAAAATTCTGGATTGAAGCTGCAGCTATTATGGCACAAGTTGGAGCAACTATTCTAGGTGTTCTTGTTACTGCCGGAACCTTAGGAGTTGGTGCTGCTGCTGGTGCTGCTATTATTATGGCTGGAAATATGGCTGCTCCTGCTATTCGTATGATTGGCAAAGCTGCTATGGGTGAACCTATTGATGCTCTAGACATTGCAGACATGGCTCTGAGTGCTATTCCTGCTCCTGGTCCTGGAAAGGCTGCTACTTCATTTATTGGTAAGGCTGCACAAGCAGTAATTAGAAATGGTTCAACAATTAAAACTATTGGTGGTCTAGTTATTTCTGGAGTTAAGGCAGGTCAAACCTTAGGAATAATTCCTTCTTCTTGTCTTGGTCCTAATTGTCCTCCACCTCCTCCACCAGCTGGTCCTCCTGAAGGACCAGAAGATTATACTGATCCTCCTAAACCACCTTCTGATCAACCACCTCCTGCAGGTCAATTAAGTGATGAAGAAATTATAGCCTTGCAACCTGAAGACACAATACAATATAAGATTAGAGTTAATGGAGTTAAAGTTATAAATCCTAAATATATTCCAAGTGTTACTTGGATTAATCAATATAGATTAGAACATTATGGAACACCAACTACTAATGATGCTGGAGCATTAGTTTCCCCTAATGATGCTAAGATTGAAAATATACCTAATGCAGTTCCTCAAGAACCAGTAGAACTTCCAGAAGCTGTTACATTAGAAGGAGATGTAATTGAACCTTTTAGTTTTGATGATGAAGAAGAAGAAATTTTACCATTCACCTTTGATGGTGAAGGAGAAGAAGAAGGTGAACAAGTAAATATTGAAGGTGAAGTTGTTCCCGAACCAGTTCCAATTCCAGTTGAACCTCCTAAAGCCTTAACTAAACCTCCAGAATCTTTAACTGATGATGAAATTCTAGAATTACAACCTGCAGATACTGTGAATAAAAAGATTAAGGTTGATGGAAAGAAAATTGATAATCCTAAATATATTCCAGGTGTTACTTGGATTGAACAATATAAGGCTAAACTAGCTAAACTTCCTGAAGAACCTCAAACTACTGGAGAACTTATTGCTCAAGGAGTTGAACCTATTGAAGCTGTAGATCAAACTCAAGCTGAAGAAGAAGCTATTACTGCATTTGAAGCTCCTAAAGAAGAAGCTCCTGAAGAAGAAATTGTTCCATTTAGTGAAGAAGCTCCTGAAGAAGAAATTGTTCCATTTAGTGAAGAAGCTGAAGAAGAAATTGTTCCATTTAGTGAAGAAGCTCCTGAAGAAGAAATTGTTCCATTTAGTGAAGAAGCTCCTGAACAAGTTGGTATGCAATTAGATGAAGTTCTTCCCTTTGTTTTTGAAGAAGAAGAAGCTCCAGCAGCTCCAGTAGCTCCAGCTGCTCCTATTAAAGTCGGTGATCAAACTATTTTCCCTGATCAATATGTAGTTGAAAGATTAGATGATCAATGTTGTCAAAGACAATTCCAAGAAGATGAATTAATTGGTGGTGCAGAAGGTGATGAAATTGAACCCTTTCTTGATGGTGATGTGCTTTCAAATCCTTTTGGTTCTTTAAAGACTACTAAGGAATACCCTTTTATTCCTAAAACCCATAAAGGAAATAATTTTATTGTAGATTGTTATGCAGCAAAGAATCCTGAAGTAGCAAAAGCTATGAAAGATGATCCGGATAGATTAACAAGTCACTGGATTGAAGAAGGTGCAAAACAAGGACTTGATGCAGATTGTGGTCCTGCTACTACTACTATTGAAGAACGATTAGCAATTATGCAAGAAGTAGAAAGAAAAAGAATAGAACTTGAAGGAAGAAAGACAAATTGTGCAGCTACAGACAGATTCTGGGTAGAACGTGGTGAAAAACCATATTGTGATGGAAAAAGAACTGCTAAGGGTGAAAGAAGAGGTGAAGCATACGCATGTGAAGAAAAAGGTAATTATTGGGACAGCGATTATGGATTTAAATTCTGTAATAAATTTTTAGATGTTGATGGAAAACCCAAATCTGGTAAAGAATTCTGTTCTTCTAAGAATCATTATTGGGATGGAAATTTTTGCGATGATACTAAGAATTTGGATGGAACTCCTAAAAGAATGGGAGATTTCTGCCAAGATTTAGGATTAAAATATGAGAATGATCCACAAATTGAAAAAGATGTACTTGGAGTTAAATTATTGAAATCTCCTCGTGACATTTCAGACCAGAAATTAAATACAGTATGCAATACAGAACTTCTTGACATTAATGGTGAACCTATAGATTTTGAAAAAATGTGTGTTGATACTGTAAGTTATTATAATAAGGAAAATAAAACTTGTGACATTAATAGATTTCCTAATGGTGAAAGCAAACCTAATGAATTTAAATTAAAAAATGTAATTAGAGACCGCAATTACTTAGCTATGCCTTATGATAAGGATAGTCTACGAGAATATTATAATAGCAGAGCTCCAAAAGACAGGGAAAGAGGAACATTACTGGGACTTGATAAAGAATTTGATAAACGAGAAGAAGAAACAGCAAGAAAGCGTGTAATTGAAATTTCAAGAGAAATATTAGAATTATTTAACATAAATTGGGCTGTACAACATTATGCACAAGACAGAGCTAGACAAGGTGGAGACAATGGATTTGTAAGACCTTATTATGATCCTGAATTTCGTCAAAGCACTCCAAAAGACAAAGAAGAATGGGAACGTGAACAAAAAATTAAATGGATTACTAGATGGTATTGGGAAGGAAAATGGCAAGGAATACCTGGAGACAAACATACAATTGATACGACAGGTATTGATCCTGGAATATTTATTCGATGGTTTAATTTATTTAGTAATAAAAATCTAACAAGAAGTGGAGGAGTACCATTCAATACTCCAGAACAAATGAAGGAATTTAATGAAGGTATTTTTGGTAAACCTATTGAAGGTAAAGGCAAGGGTAGACCTTCTTTAACTCTGCACTGGGCTGATTGGTGTCCCCATTGCCATGACATGATGCCCGAATGGAAAAAGCTAGGTTCAGAGCATAAGGGTATTCAAATTCTAGCTGTAGAACAAAAACAATCAGGATTTAAAGGCCCATTTCCTACCATATTATTCCGTAATGGAAATAGTATGGAAAAATACGAAGGACCAAGAACTAAAGCTGCTTTTGTAAAATTTTTGAAAAATAAACTTGCATAATAATAAAATGGATTTCCATAAAAAGTTTAATGAAACTCAGGCAGCTATTAAAGAAAGGCTAAAGACTCTAACTGTTAAAAGACTTATGGACATTCAGCGAAGAGCTAAAATCAAACCTTCAAGCATGAATCCCGTGCTTCTCCCCCCTCAATCATCAAAATGATTAATTTCATTACTAAGTTCAGCAATACAAATCTCTAGCTTACGAATGTCATACTGAAAATTAAAAATAATAGTAGTAACATCCTGCAGAAGTTGTCGTTCAGATCCAAATAGTTCAGGAAGATTCCAAAGTTCCATCTTAATTGTATAATACTTAGCTAGTCTTTCTCTTTTGTCATTCAGTTCTTTAGTTTTTCTAGCAAGATCAACCTTTAAAAATCCTTTAGGATCATCCATTTACTTTAAAAGGAGATTTTCTTTTAAATTATATGTAATTACCTAAAAAATACTTTAAATGTTCCTCGTTCAACTTTAATTTCAGGCTCTGGTTCTGGTTTTGGAGGTTTTGGTTTTGGTTCTGGTTTAGGTTTAGGTTCTTTAGGAACACGATTTGCATAATAATTTTTATGATTCAATACACGTTGTACAGCAAGAACATGTTCCCTATTTTCTAACTTATATTTTTTAATATATTCACGAATATGTTCCTTATTTTTCATTCGCCATTCACGCATATAGTTCATTACTTTCATCTGGTTCGTTGTCAGTAATTACCTCTTCTTCATCGTCCGAATCAGGAAGTACATGTCGATGGTACTCCTGCAAAGAGAGAATAATAGTAATGTAGTCAGCATTACTTATTAAGACAGACAATAGTTATGCCTTAATAAAGTATGTATTTATTTATTTTTTACAGATTTTTTTTACAAAAGTTTTTTAATAAAATGGATTGTACCTTTAAAGGAACATTTCATTTTATTGGAGCCAAGTTAAACAAAAAGTCTTACAAAAAAAATATAATTTTATACCTTCTCAATATGAACCTTAGTTGCACAATGCTTTTCAAAATGTTGTTTAAAGTTGGTCTTATAATTACATTTCTCGCAATGAAATTCGGTTTGCTTTTCTAGTTCACCTGACGCATACTTATGTTTTTTTGTTTGAATATGAATGTCATAATCAGTTTCAGTTCTACATTGGATCTCACAATACTTGCAGTATGTTCTCTTAAGTAGTTCTCTTTTCTGGTGCTCTTTGGAATCCATATGCAAGTCATAAGCTTCAGAACTAAAGGTTGAAAAGTTACAGCAGGTACACGTTAATTTGTCTCGTTCTTTTTGTTCAGCTTCTTTTTGCTTTTTCCATTCTTCGTTCTTTTGCTCTTGTTCAAGTTCTTGTTCTTTGAGTACCACTTCAGCTTTTTTGCTTAAATTTAGTTTAGCAATACAAAATTTACAGGTCTCATCTGTATTAGGAATTCCGTCAGGAAACCAACGATTCAGAAACTCAAGACCCATTTCTTCTTCAATTTGTTTAAATTCAATTTCCCATTCCTTACGAGTTTTATGACTCGCATGTTCTTGCTTTAATTTATTTTCAGAGATCCATTCTGCATCCTTAAGTTCCCATTCAGTACGAGATTGTTTTGCTCTTAGTCGTTCATAATTTACGAATAGATCTTCTTTGTCAGTTAGCGTTCCGTACTTTGCAAACAAAGATTCATATGGATCTCCTCCCCATTGAAAAATTCTTGAGCAAAGAGAATGGTCGTGTCTAAAATCCATAACAATTTTCATTAATTTAAAGTATTTTTCTTGCTCTACTCCCATCCAATCAATCCATTCTAGACGCTTAATAGGTTTACGCCAACTCATTCCTGCATAAGGATTTCCATCAATAACTTGATCAAGAAACTTATTTTGCTTAGCATCAATCATTCTATGGCATGTTTTGAATGTTTCAGTATTTTCATTAATATATTTTTGTAAATCTTCTTCCGTAGTTTCGGTAAGCACAACATCATAACCTTTCATCATCTTAATACCAGGAGGAAGACTCTTGCGGGGCATTTTATTAGTAGTATAGAATTTTTTTGTTTAAGCCAAAAAATTTTACACCGACCTCGAGCAAGCAAGGTGTAGCAAGTGTTAAGATTTCTGTTGTAGGTAAGGATTGATTAGAAACCTCTTTTTAGCAAAAAATGTCCTAATCTATTAGGTAAGAGTAAAAAGTGTAATGTTTTTATTTTATTTTTTAACTATTTTTGACAAAAATTGGTGGCCATAATTTGAATTGTACCTTTGAAGGTACAATTGGATTTATTAAAAAACTTTTGTAAAAAAAATCTGTAAAAAATAAATAAATATATACTTTTGAATTAATTAACTGAATTAATTTGCTTTCTAAATGTAAATGGAAAGAGATTTTCCAGAGCAATATTCGAAAGAATTACTAAAGATTCTGAAAGCTGTTTCTCTAGGTACACCTACAGTTGTCGGATCTTCTGCTGATCCTAGAATCATGTACTCTGCAGATTATGATTTGATGGAAGACCCAGTTTTGCGTAGTAATTCTGCTGCAACCTTTCAAAAGAAAATCAAACAAATTCAAAAAATAGGTAATATAGTTGACACAAAAATTGGTGAATTAACTGAATGGAATCTCTTGAAAAAACCATACATTAAAAATGGTAATGTTAAAGATTATGATCAAACAAAGGAATTAGAACATCTTGCTTCATTATGGTCCTCAAAAATCATTAGTACTTCTGAATATAAATCTGCTAAGAAATTATTGAAACCTAGTTTGACTTCAGTAGAATTTTTGCAAGCTAGAAAGGAATTAAGATTTGGTCTGCTAAGATGGGATTTAAAGGAAATTGCTCAGGGGTATAAAAAATTACGAGATGAATCCATACTATATTTAGATGAAGCTTTTAAGACCAAGGGTATAACAAAAATTGACATAGTTACCTGGCTAAAAAACAAATATGTAGAAATTTCAAATATTATTTTCTGGACTGATTCTGCTGGGAAACCTTATGCATATATACCTTCTGTAAAGAAATCTCTTGCTGAAAACATTTTGGAATTTGAAGCTGAAGGAAATTATGTTAAGGTAGCTAAGCGTATGCTTTCCTTAGCTAAACAATTTAAGAATCATACAGACAAAGAAAAATTAACTGAAATTTTGAATTCTCCCTTAGGAAAATTGTACCTAGTTTCTGCAGACATGGAAGTCTTAAAGGAATTTCCTACAGCCGTTCGTAAATGCAAAACAAAAGAACTAGATTTAATGAAAGATGAGTTTGCAAAGCTTTTCTTCCCAGAGCTAAATAGAGCTGTTCCTGATCTAAAACTTCTTCCTAAAATGAAGGATTTGTTACAGAGAGAAATGAAAAAAGCCTTGGAATTGAAGAATTTACTTCCGATTACACAAGATTACCAAATATAATCGAGAATTACACAGATGAATTAATTTTTCCGTAACTATTCAACTATTTTATTTGCTATAAAGTAAATAAAATGGCTGGCAAGGTAAAGTTGACTTTTGACAAGACTAAGGAAGCAATCCCTTTAGCAACAGTAAGTGGAGGAGAATATAATAAGGATGTTCTTTATTTGCAGACTGGCGGGAGTACTTCAGGTAAGAAAGGTGTACAGGAACTTGAAATTGGAAAACATCGTCTTAATAAGTTGTCCCCTCGAAAGCAATCCGAAGTTATGCGTGTGCTTCAAGAAGCTTTCAAAAAAGGAATTCCCCCAGAACACCTTAATATTGAAGTTGACGGAGCAGAAGAAGTTTATAGGGAAATGCTAGGTGAAGTTGAACAAAAAGGTTCTTCTAAAATTAAGTTACCTCCTGGATCTACCTTTTCATTAAACGTTAATCCGGATGGAGAAAAGCGTTTCATTTATTATATTGCTGGTGCATCTGGTTCAGGCAAATCTTATATTGCTAAACATATTGCTGAACAATACCAAAAACTTTTTAAGGGACGGCCTGTATACCTTGTATCCAAACTTAAGGAAGATGAAACCCTAGATGGAATGACTGACAAACCTGCAAGATTAAATATTGAAAAATTAATTGCTACACCAATGAAAGATTTAGAACCTCTGCGTGAATCTTTAGTCATATTTGACGATTATGACACTCTTCAGGGAAAGGAAGCTAAGGCTGTACAAACTTTAATTGATGACATTTGCATTATGGGACGCCACACTGTTACTTCAATCCTTATACTTTCACACCACCTTTCAAACTATAAGTCTACACGTTTATGTCTTACTGAGGCCACACACTTCGTTGTATACCCTCAATCGACTGGAGCACATGCACTAAATTATTTCTTAAAAACTTATGTAGGAATGGGTCCTAAGGAAGTACAAGCAATTAAAAATACTGGATCTAGGTGGCTTTGCATTCATAAAAATTTTCCCATATATTATATTACGGAAACAGAAGCGGGATTAATAAATAGTGAATAATAATAAATGGACATAATTTGGTATGAACAAAACCGATTTCTTCATAATGTTGTTCCACCAGGTGAAGATCCAACAATATTTATACCAATAAGTCCACAAACTGGAATGTTAATTCCAGGAATAAGAACTAAACGATTTTTTCAACTTGAACCAACTGATACAATTAGATGGCTAGATCCAGCACGTAATGCTCAACCAGCTCCAGCACCTCAACCAGCTCCAGGACGTGAAGAAGAAGGTCCAGGTAGATCAACAGTTCAAGAGGGTGAAGTTCCGCAAAATAAACCTTATAATCCAAAACATTCTAAGGTAAGAGATTTACCTTTTCCACCTTCAAAGGAAGTCATTGAAGGAACAAAAATGAATCCTAAAGCATTAGAAAATATGCATTTAGAATATTTATTACCTAAAATTTCACATTTACCTAAGGAACAATTTTTGCGTTGGGGAGAAAGGGGAGCAGATGGAAATTTTATTCTTGATCCTGATGACAATTTATCTGATGAATTAATAGAATTTATAATAGGAAATGGTCTAATTCCGGAAGTAATAATAAATACAGAAATTTATTCTATTTCAATTTCTAAACGAAATCTTCGACCTGGAAAACCAAATTATGAATTATTTATTTTTAAACCTAAGTTGATACATGCAAAAAATCAACCAATATTTCAAAAAGTTGCTAATTTTATGAAACAAGAAGACTACTTTATATATAATTATAGAGCAACAGTACCAACAGCAACTGAAAGAGATTATGGTCATGTTGTACTAATGAAAAAACGTAATCCATTTACTTTAATTGTTTTAGATCCAACTGGAGAACCTTGGGATTCTCCGACAAGAGCAATGACTCCTGCATCTAGAGAACTTACACGTATATTATTTACCAAGGCAGGATTTACTGAAGTTGAAGATCAATCATGTGAACTACAATCAACGCGTGGAACATGTTCATTATGGTCATTATTATTTGCACTATATCCGGAAAAGACTTCTGAACAAATTCGAATGATGATTGATGATGTAATTAGAGTAGTTGGACTACCACCTGGACCAGAAGCAAGAGAAATGGTTATTAAAGAATTATTTTTTGAGTTTATGCAACGACCAGTTCTTGCTTCAAGTGTAAATAGAGAAGAGCATAGACAAGGTCTAGGAAAGAGAAAGTTAAAAGGAAAGGCCTTGCCCGATGACTTAACTGTTCTGCAGCAAATAGCTAAACAATCCTATAATTTAACAGATCCTCAGGAAGATGTAAATGGTTGGATCTTAAAGAAATGGACACCTACAATGAAATTTTATGTTAAGGGAAATGATGTTATAGTAGGTGTTCGTGGAACTAAGACTAATGCTCCAGATGGAAACTTTGATGTTTCTGCAGATTTAACTATTCCTTTTAATGGTATTCCTGGAACTACAAGGTACAAACGAGACAAGGCAGCAGTTCAACAATTTCTACAAAAATTTCCTTCACCTGAATATTCTTATTATGCAGTGGGTCATTCCTTAGGTGGAGCAATTATAGATTCTCTGATTAGAGACAAATTAATTAAGGAAGCCTTAAGTTATAATCCAGCTATTCAATCTGGTGACATTAATGCTGGCCTACCTAATCGAAGAATCTATTTTGGATCAGATCCATTATACCGCCTAATGGGATGGCTAGACAGAAAATCAGAACATCGTGAACCAAAGAGTAGAACTTGGGCAGATTTCCTAGGTACATTTAGCCCTGCTGCTGCAGCTATGGCAGCCTTACCAGCACATAATTTAAGTAATTTTGAAGGAGGTAAAAGGGGTAAATTAGGCAAAAAAGTAGTCTTTACATAAAATAAATGAGTTTCAGACAAAAACTAGAATTTGGAGAAAAATACCAGGAGATTGCTAAAAGGTATATTCCAGAGGACGAAAAGATTCTGGAAGTTGCCAAGGGCGTACAAAAAGAATATGATTTTAAGACGGACAAGTATGCATATGAAGTTAAGAGTGACAGAATGGGTTATGCTTATGGATGTCAAACAATGTTTATAGAATACGAATGCAATGGAAAACCCTCCGGAATCTCGGCAACTAAATCTGATTATTACTTTTATTTCTTTCATAAACCTGATGGGTATGTTGCTTATGAAATCCCCATTGAAAATTTAAAAAAAGCCTGTATAGGCTGTCGTAAAATTGTGGGTGGAGATGGTGGTAGAGTTAAGGCATATATTGTACCAGTAATTTCAGAATTTAAGCTGTAGGTTCTTCAATTTCATCTTTTTCTAATTCAATTACAATTAGATCTTTAATAAAGTCATAAAATGATTCTGGTATCAATCCTGCTTTAGTACATTCATTTACGTAGAATGTATATTTTTCATTATTACTAGTTGTAAATGTAAGCGCACGAACAAATTTAGCAAATGATTTCGGATTACGTCCAGCAATTGCACATTCGTTTACATAGGCAAAATAAGCATCCATTATAACTATTATTTATTACGTTACACTAATACGAATCCGTTTTCGATCTAGGAATCCGTTTTCATGTACTCGTGCTGCATTCCAGAAGTGTGACCCATCTTTTCTGCATCTTCATTCATTTCAGTTACATCATACTTGTGTGAAAGGTAAATGTGTCGAAGCATAGTAGTACCAACATTTTTTCCAAAAATCTTGTTTAAGATTCTTGTAATGGAATTCACAGAAGGTAGAGGAGATCCATCATCAAGTACAAGAAAATGAAAGGGAGATTTCATCGTTGGTTTGAGAGGATGGGCTTTGCAATAAAGAAGAATAGCATCAACTAAGTCTTGAGGAACATCAAAGACTTGTTCGCCATGAGAATTAGCAGTCTTATACTTATTGAAAATGAATTGTTTTATGTCAAGAACAAAATAGTTAGAATCCTTTCCCTCAGCTTGTTTAGGAGTTTTGACAATCTTCATAAGCTGGTAATCTTGATTACGTCTAGGACTAAATTTGGTGTACAAACTCAGAACCATATATGCAAGTATAGTTTGCCATTCAGAAGGATTTAGAGTCTTTTTCTTAACTAGTTCATGAACTTCGGATTCTAGACGCTTTTCATGACTTAGAATAACATCCCAAGAAAGCCAATTCTTTTCTTGTTTAGGAGTCTTTTGCGATGTATCATTTTGCTTAGAATCATTAACCTTTTCCATCATTTTATTGTACCAATATGCAAATACCTTCTTATAAGAAGATTTTTGGTTCATAAGAGACAGAGTTGACACAATAGTAGACAGCATAGATTTCTGAGTAGATTCTGCATAATTTTCAAGACGTAATTCTACACTTGCAGTATTCTTTAGCCAAGCTAGATTTTTGAAAGGAAGTTCAGAGTTCAGACTATACAGAGTTCGAATATATTGTGATGCTGTAGAATCAGCTACTTCTCTCTTGTCTTTTAACTCTTTATGCAGATTCATCATGAACGGAGTAATATTTTTCATTTGTTAATATACTCCGAAAATAAGTAAATACGATTAACGTAATAATCCACACTTTTTGCAGCGACGTCTACCGTATCCAATTGGATCTTGGTCATCAAGAGGAGGATCATCAGCATCTTCTTGCTCATTCTCTTTATGTTCCGGATCTTCATATTCAATAGAATTTTGTAATGCTTGAATTCTATATAAAGCATTCATTCGTTGCTCTTCAAGATCAGTTGTATCCTGTCCTCTTCCTTTTTTTGCTTTAATTAATCGTTCCATTTGTTCAATACGTTTAATCAGAAATTGTATTTGCTGGATTATTTCTCTACTTCCACCTCTTCTCTTTCCTGTACCAAAGCAAGATCCTAATACATTACACCCTGCTTGTACAACTTCAGCTACTCCATTATTAGGAACTACGGGAACTGCAGGATCTGCAGGAGCTGCAGGAGCTCTAGGAGCAGTGGCTTGACGTAAAGGATTAGTTGTTTGAACTGGAGCTTGTCCTAATTCTGGGCTTCGAAGATGAGGATTTCTAGCAAAATATGCTCGTATAGCTTCTGCTCGTTGACTAGGAGGAGGATTTCCATACATTCCACCTCTTTTTGTACCACCTTTTATAGTGAAACCTAGTTCTCTAGCAATCTGATTTCTTGCAGTTGAATCATCTTGTTTATATTCATCTCTTGATTCAAATGGTGCTCTTAATTCATTCAAATAAGTAACTGCGCCAGCCTTACCAGCTCTTCCTAGTTCTAAGGCAACTTCATTCATAATTTTTTCCATGGATTTGTGGCCATCCTTATTAGTAATTGATGTAGCACGAATAGCATTTGCTGTATCTAATTTAGCTTGAACTGCCTTTGTTACTATTTCTTTAGGAGTTGGTTGAGCTAAGGGATTAACTTTCATCATTCCACCTCTCTTTCCTTGACCAAGAGCTTCAACTGAAACATTTGGATGACTAGCTTGTTGAGCAAGTTGTACTATATAAGTATTTAAAACTTCTCTAACATGTTTTTTTTCTTCTTCATTTTTTGAAGTACTTAGGAATTTTTCTGCAATATTTTTATATGATGTTACTAATTCATCTATTATTTTGAAAATTGCGGGTGTCATAGGTTTACGTACAAAATTATCAACATTAACTAATATTTCATTAAGTGCATAAAATTCATCAAATTTAAACCAGACAGCTAATGCATCTAATGCTTGTTGTTTAGTTTTAACAATTGCTAGAAGATTTCCATTAATGTCACGCATTTCATATTCTCCATTTTGATTAGGTTTTTTAGGCATTCTTAAAGAAACGCCACCTTCTAATGCAGATTCTAGAATCCGCATTTGAGCCTTAGCCTTGTCTTTGGGAATTGGATCCTTGGAATGCTTCTTTCCGGTCTCAATTGTAACAACCCAATATAAATCCTTGCGTGGAGCCTTTCTTAACTTATACGGCATTTATATTCATGCTATATAATTTCAGATTAACTTCTTCCTAAGTAATAAAATGTCTTATGAAGGAGGTGGTGGTGCACAAGGACCTGCTGGACCAACTGGACCAACTGGCGCAACTGGAGGAGACTTTTCAGGACCAAACGGAGCTGTTCTTTGGTATGATGGAACTGGAGTAACTGGAACTACTGAATTTACATGGACTCAAACTGGTGGAATAGGTGGTAATGCTTCTATATTAACTGCTGGATTAAATGGAAATTATTTTAATATGGATGCACCTGGAAGTATGGAAATAGCTATTAATCAAATAAATGATGGAAATGCTATTTTACTTTCTGCAGGAGCTACTCGAATTACATTAACAGATGATGTAACTGGTGAATCTGGTCTTACTGGAACTCTTCAACTTCAGATTTCTGGAAATAATGGAGCTAGTGGAAATGTATTAACATCTGATGGAACCTATGCAACTTGGCAACCGCCAGTAGGACTTACTGAAGGAATTCTAGATTTATTTACTAATGTTACTTGGACTTCAGATGGACCAGGTTATTATTCAGATTTTACTCTTTCTCAACCTGTATATTCAAATTCAAATGTCCAAGTAACTTTAATTAATACAGATGTTAATCTAGCAGCTAATTGTTGGATTATAAATGTAACACCAGATGCTAATGGAGAAAATGATTTAAGAATATGGCTTGCAGGTGATCCAAATTCTGACATATATGCTTCTTATTTAATTGCGAATCCTGGAATTACACCACCTGTATAAACTTATACTTTAAAATCTGTGTAATAATCAAATGTCTTATGAGAGAGGGTCACAAGGAATACCTGGAGTAACTGGACCTACTGGACCTGCAGGAGGTGGTGGTGGCGTTACAGGACCAACTGGTGCAACTGGAGCAACTGGGGCAACTGGAGCAACTGGAACAATTTTAAATTTTAGAGGATCATGGTATTATTCAACTTCTTCTCCACCATTTTATACTATAAATGATGTTGTTGTAAATAATCTAGTTTCTGGAGGATTAAATTTAGTAGACAATAATACTTATGTATGTGTTGGTACAACTGGTTTGTCTCCTTATGGAAATCCTCCTCCAATAAGTGCAGATGGAACTCCAAATCCTTCTATTTGGGCATTATTTGTAGAACATGGTCTTACTGGTGCAACTGGGGAAACTGGACCTACTGGACCTACCGGGGAAACTGGACCTACTGGACCTACTGGGGAAACTGGACCAACTGGTCCAATAGAACCTGGACTTTATAATAGACTTCAAATTGTTCCAACAGTTTCTGGACAAATAAGTTCAACTGTTTATTATTCTGGTCCAACTGGAGTTGGTTCTCCTTCATCCTGGATTGGATCAACAGGAATTGCACAACCATTAACTGGAGGAACTCAAAATGGATGGAGAAATTTTAAA